TCCCTAACTGGTTTTGGCGTTCTCAGCACGCTCTGAGTTGATCCTCCTGGAGGTCGCACTCCAAATCCCTCTATGGTTCCAGTAGCCTGTGCATCCTCTTTAGGAAATGGCGCCGTAGAACATCTGCAATTGATTACATTTTTAGCACTACCAGCTGGATCGCCTGGATTAAATAACAATTGTCCACCAACTAAAAAACGCTCTTTAAAATCCACTATCTGTCCATCAGCTTCTCTATGTGCTGAGCGCTCCCTTCCATCTATGGCGGTCATCCACTCCTTTTGGAGGTTCTCCTGTCCAAACATATCAGTAGCACTCTGGAGCGTTGCAACATTTGCTGCATTAGTCGCCTCAGTTCTGATCAGTCTCTCGGCTTGGCTTTTGCTATACTGCCCAAACTTCTGTCTCAATACTCTACCAGCTTCAACTTCCCCCATTGCCATAAACTCTGGATCAGATGAAAGCCTTTTAAATACAGTCATGAGAGTAGCCTTAGCAGTCCCCTGGACTAGTGTAACTCTCTCGGCTGCTATTTGTTGGCTAACTCTATTGAAACGCTCTGCCCAAATGTCATCATATCCAGATACATCGACCTGCTTAGATACTACTTTGTCGAAATTCTTAGCATAATATTTTGCAAATTTCAATCCAATATTAACGTAGACATCTCGGTAAATATTTTCTAAGTCCGCCACCCTAAATAGATTGTCAAATCCTGTAGCTTTTCTCGTCTTTAAAAAGTCATCTATAGCTTTGAGATATTCACCCTCATAATAACGTCTAGCATTAGCAAACTCTTTGCGCTCCGCACTAGCTAGCAGTTTGTCAAAATTACCTTTCCAGGATTCTTTGGCTTTCTTTAGTAGCATTATCCCTCATTTTCTGAGATTCTTTTTGCCCAGGATACCATAGCAGCACCACCCCATAGATTGTATGCTACATAGCCTTTGTCTTTCCAGGGCGTATCTTTAAATTTAGGATCTATTTTGGCATTCTCCTTGTGACGTGCTAGAAAGCTGTGGACCCTCTTAACAGTTGACAGTGACAGCGCTTCTCTGTTTGCTAATTGATTTGCTCTTGTCCATCCAGTTGGAGTTCCAGCGGTCACCTGATCTCTACCATATTTTTCTCTCCATTCTAACATCCTTCTGGCATTATTAGTAGCGCCTTGCGGATAGTCTTTATAAGTTTCCTCTTTTGTTTCAATAGCGTTGTAATCTATCTCCTCATTATTACCAGACTCTCTCATCTGAGCTGCATAGAACTCATCTAAGCGGTTGTTTTTAGCTGCCTCATATTCTGCATGAGTTGCAAATGGCATATAAACAGTCGATCCATTGAATAGATGCTCATGGTATCCAGTGCCTCCCATTTCAATCGCTCTGGCTTGCGCCTCTTCTATAGTCGTGAAAGTGTCAACAGTATTGATTACCGCTGACTTGAATAGTTTGCTTATATCAATGTCCAAACTCTTTGGCTCGGCTTCTGGTATAATGTCACCCCCAATAGGTAGTAAATTAGCTGGCACATAGTAGTCATTTAAATTGTCGTTATCGTCATCCATGCCGTAAGACATTGCAGCACGCTTCTCATTTGGTGTAATCCACCAGGCTTGACTCATTTGTCCCACTACCTTATCCATTTCTTCTTGTAGTTCTGGGATAGCGCTGTAATCAAAGTCAATATATATTTTCTCGCCATACTGTGGAGCGAGCCATCTATTTAATTCATCTCTAATCTTATTAAGTTCTGGAATAACAGCATTTTGATATAGTGCCTTCTTAGCCTCCTTCATATTGTTGTAAGTAGTGCTGTCTGTATTATTCAAGAGCTGGACCGGTACATTATAGATATTGCATAGATCTTTAATGGTTGCGTTGTACTGTTCTATTAAAGACAGATCAGAGGCATTAAGTCCGAAATTTACCCACGAAAGTTTCTTGGGTGTAATGATTACGTCTCCAGCGTTGTCGCTTCCCTGATATTGTTGGCGAAACTTATCCTTTAATTGCTTAGCTTGTACCTCATTAAGATCCCCCTCCTCAGACATTAGGATCCCTCTAGCGGTTTGATTCTGTAGATATTTTACTCCAGTAGTTAATGCCTGGTTATTAGCATCCATCACTCTGAGTCCAGCCTTTAGAGGTGACATTCCGTAAAGGTGTGACCCAGTTCCATCATAATAAAGATTAGTGTCTTTGATATGGCAAACCTCATCAGCTGCAATTCTATAGGTTCCATTGTATGATAGAGTGTACTCCTTTACTGGCTCCATAATACCTCCGGAGTTGATCTCCACTTTTTGAGATGGAAGAACATATAATTCCTTATACTTAGAGGATAGCGCACCAGTGTCTGGTCCAATGCCGTAGATATATCGGTTTCCAGTTAGTTTTCCAAACGCTATAATCTCCTGGATCCATGCGTTATATCCTTGAGCTGGGTTTGGTCTGTCTAGAAGTTCGTGTAATTCAGTGCCTTCTAATTCCACCAGCGCTTTCTTCTGTAGCATTTTAGCCTGTAGGACAGTGTTTGAATTAAACTCGCCAGAAGTAAGTGCTTTATATCTCTTTAGATCATTTGACTTTTGAACCTCATAGATCTGAAAGGGGATGTTTGTTGCTGACTTTGTGATCAGGTTGATAATCGAGTAGATTGTGGCATTGTATCTGTAGCCTTTGTCTATATAAGTATCATCATTCTCTGGGTTCCAAACAAGCGTGTCCCCTAGATAATTATAAATTGCCTTGTTAAAGTCTATGTGAGTTTTTTGTGCGCTTTTTGAAACGAGGTTTTTAAATCTGTCTAAGAAACTAGCCATCCAATACGAATTATTTTAATTATACAAAAATAGTAATTATATTACAAAGAAATCATTACGCTTCCCATACTGAGAATATACGCCATATCTAATTGAATCCATGGCGTGATTAAAGCGATCCATAGGTTTGTTTATTATTGTCCCATCCTTCAGCTCCTGCCAATAATAATTGTTGTATTCTTTGATAATGTTTTTTGACTCTTGACTCACTACTATTTCAAATTCTTTTAGCAGTGAAATCCCAGCGTTGATTGATCCAGTGCCTTTGACAGCTAGCTTTACATACATTCCCAGACGCTTCATTTCCTCTCCAGACTTTGGTTCTGCCGCATCATAAAAGATAATAGATTGATCATACCCTAATTGCTTCAGCTCGTCTACTATGTCGCTGTTTGTGAGTCCAGTCTTGTAGATGAGTTCATGGATATATATTTTATCTTTTTTTCTAAAAATTAAATTTGCTGAGCTGGGATCATTTGTGTATCCAAAATCTAATCCTATGACAGCTTCAACGTCTCTATCAAACTCTGGAAAGTCTGAGAACGGCATAAATGTCCAATTATTGAATATCTGACGAGCTGAGAACACCGCCTTTTGACCTTCACCAAAGACTCTCCAGTAGTCTGGATCACGCTCTCTCATTCTCTCTATCTCATATACTAAGTCAGCTGGAAGAAACTTATTGTCTTTATAGGTAGTTATCCAGGTGTCACAATCATCTCTAGGGATAATCTCGTCATAGATCCAGTGGACTGGATCACTAGGATTGAAATCCAAGATGATGTAATCAGTACACCTCATATTGATCTGGCGAAAGTCCTCCATACTTAACTCATTCGCCTCATTTAAAAATGCTATGTTTCGCTTTCTCCCTCTGATCTTCTGGCTGTCATCCACGGATAAAAACTCTACTAAGTGATTTGCATAAGTGAAATGACCCTCAACCTTGTTCAGGTTTGCGCCATTCTCATACATCCCCACTGCCTCAGCTATCTCTAGAAAGTCTCTCTGAACTGATCCCTTGAGTGCTGGCAATGTTTTACGGACTATTGAGATGACCAGAGGATCTTTAGATTCTGTAAGTAACCAGATTAGGTACTGGCAAATGGCGTAAGTTTTGCCACTACGAGTCCCTCCCTGGTGTACCCTTAGCCTCGCAGTGGCAAAACTTACGCCATTTGCCAGTACCTA